CAATGAGTGGTATCCTGAGTAATAGCACATAGCCAGAGAAATACACGATCAACCCTGCCCAGAGCAGGGTTTTTTGTGGCTTTTTTGCCACAAAAATTCCACTTGACCAAAAAATCAGAATACCATATAATATAGTTAATTCAATCATTTATGGGGTAATGTATGGTAGCGAACACAATCCAATTCAACAAGGCCGAGACGGACGAGCAGATCATCGCACGCATTGGTCGTAGGTTCGAGGTGCTGGACGACATGACCAAGGCCTGTATCAACGGCGACGTCAGGGCCATGATAGTGGTGGGCCCTCCGGGAGTGGGCAAGTCATACGGCGTGGAACAACAGTTGGAAAAGGCAGGCATATACAGCGAGCTGGGTAGCAGGCCCAAGCCATATGACGTGGTCAAAGGTGCCATGTCGGCCATCGGACTGTATTGCAAACTGTTCAATTACAAGGAAAAGGACAACGTGTTGGTGTTTGATGACTGTGACTCCGTGTTACAGGATGAGCTGTCTCTGAACATACTCAAGGCCGCTCTTGATTCCAAGAAGTCACGCAAGATATGTTGGAACACCGACTCATACAAACTACGCAACGAGGGTGTGCCTGAGTCCTTTGAATTCCAGGGCAGTGCCATCTTCATCACCAACATCAAGTTCGAGCATGTCAAGAGCAAGAAGTTGCAGGACCATCTGGAGGCGGTGCAGTCACGTTGCCATTACCTGGATCTCACACTGGACAGCAACAGGGACAAACTGTTACGCATCAAGCAGATAGCCAGGACGGGTGCATTGTACCAGGAGCATGGGTTTGATGATGCTGGCGTGGAGGAGCAGTTGCAGTTCCTGGACGACCACCAGGACAGGTTGAACGAACTGAGCCTGCGTATGGCACTCAAGGTTGCTGATCTCAGGAAGGTGTCTGACCACAACTGGAGAGACATAGCAGAAATGACCTGTATGAAACGCAGATAATTTGGCTAAATTGATTTGACAAAAGGCCTGCTTCACAGTATAATTATATTATATGAAGCAGGCTTTATTACATGTGCTTGACGAAGTCAACGTCAAGATCGAAGGACTGGACCTAGACGTCCGCAAGAAACTATCAGACACATTCAAGTTCGAGGTGCCGGGAGCCCGATACATGCCAGCGGTCAGACTGGGCCGATGGGATGGCAAGGTAGGCTTCTTCCAGTTGGGAGGATCCACCTACATCAACCTACTGGCAGACATACTGCCCATCCTGGAGCAGTACAACTATGACGTGGACCTCGAGGACTACCGAGACTACCAACGCAGTTATGACCTGGAGCCGGTCAACGAGGACAGTTATTCCGATTACATATGGCCACCGGGACATCCACAGGAGGGCCAACAGATCAAATTGAGAGATTACCAAGTGGAGGTCATCAACAAGTTCCTGGACAATCCACAGTGCCTGCAGGAGATAGCCACGGGTGCGGGCAAGACCCTATGCACGGCAGTGCTGAGCCACAGGTGTGAGGCACATGGACGCACCATAGTGATAGTGCCCAACAAGAGCCTGGTCACACAGACCGAGGCCGACTACGTGAACATGGGACTGGACGTGGGAGTGTTCTTCGGCGATCGCAAGGAGTTCGGCAAGACGCACACCATATGCACGTGGCAGTCACTCAACGTGTTGCTCAAGAAGACACGTGCCAAGGACGTGGACATCACCATAGGTGAGTTCCTGCATGACGTGGTATGCGTGATGGTGGACGAGGTACACATGGCCAAGGCCGATGCACTCAAGACACTGCTGACTGGACCCATGAGCCGGGTGCCCATACGTTGGGGACTGACTGGTACCATACCCAAGGAAGAATACGAGAGGATGAGCCTGCGTTGTAGCATAGGAGACGTGGTGGGCAGACTGAGTGCCAACGAACTGCAACAGGAGGGAGTGCTGGCCAACTGCCATGTCAACGTGTTGCAACTGGTGGACCATGCGGAGTACAGGTCATACCAGGAAGAACTCAGGTACCTGCTGGAGACTGAGGAACGCATGTCGTATGTGGCCCAGCTCATAGACAAGGTGAGGCACACTGGCAACACACTGGTGCTGGTGGACAGGATAGCACCGGGCAAGCATTTGACGGAACTGGTTCCGGATGCGGTGTTCGTGTCAGGATCCACCAAGGCCAAGGCACGCAAGGAAGAATATGATGAGGTCGCGGATGCCAGTGACAAGGTCATCGTCGCCACCTATGGAGTGGCCGCGGTGGGCATCAACATACCTCGCATCTTCAATCTGGTGCTGATAGAACCGGGCAAGAGTTTCGTCAGGGTGATACAGAGCATCGGACGGGGTATCAGGAAAGCCGAGGACAAGGACTTCGTGCAGATCTGGGACATCACTTCAACATGCAAGTTCGCCAAGAGGCACCTTACCAAACGCAAGGCATTTTATAGAGAGGCAAACTACCCTTTCGAGGTAGAAAAGATTGAATGGAAATAACGATTGACAGGCACGATTACGTCACGTATAATAGGAGTAACATGCAGATACTAACATTGGACAACGTGAAATACGATCTCGACACACTACCCGAGGAAGTTGATGACATGCGTTTCAACATCTTGGACAACTCAGATCCAAGCAACCCGGACTATCACTGGATACCGCTGATATTCCTGGAGTCATTCAACTCACCCGCACTGGTGTTGAAGATAGGAGAACACAAGATCAGGATGCCAGTTGACTGGAGCATACTGATAGGAGAGCCCGACGTGGGCGACCTGGAGGTGCTACCACTCACCAGCATCAATGATCGGGGATTCAAGGCATTCCAGTTCAACTCATTGACTGACTTCCGTCCCAGTTTCCTACCCATAGAGATAGTGGACGTGTACCAGGACGTGAGTTGGTATTCGCCCAAACTGAAGAATGGGCAGTTGCTGGCAGTGCCACTGAACGAGGGAGCCAAGCCCGAGTGCTGTTACTTCGTCAAGGACATCAGCCGTAACTGTGAGATAGTCAACTACACGCTGTCATTCTGATGCCAGTGGACAAGACATCACCGCTGTACATCGGCAACGAAATGGCGGCCTTTGATCGCAAGGACAGGGACTACTATGACCGGTTCACTGACGAGGAACGCAAACAGTTCAGCACGTATCTCATGTTGAGATATGGAGCATCAGTGGGAGGCAATCCGGACCTGCAGGCCTATTACCTGATGGCCACCAACAAGTTCGTCAACAAGCATTTCTTTGACCTGAACAGGCATGGCAAACTGCAATGGCTGATGTGTACGGCAGTGTCACCGAACATGGGCAACCAGTTCCATTACTGGCTGGCCGCGAAGAAGAAAGAGGGCAAGTCCACCAACAAGATAAGGAAAGTGGTGGGCCAACTATATCCAAACATGAAATCAGATGAGATGGACCTGTTCCTGGAAATGAACACCACCAAGGAAATCAAGGCACACTGCAAGGAGTTGGGTTGGACGGATGACAGAATCAAGTCAAACTTTTAAATGCAAATACTGTGAGCGTGAGTTCCGCAGGGAGACCACCCTGGAGGTGCATGTGTGCGAGCAGAAGAGGAGATACCAGACCAAGGATGATCCCGCCACACGCATAGCATTCCAGAACTTCCTGGCATTCTATGAGACCACGCAAGGTTCGGCCAAGCACAAGACCTTTGATGACTTCGCCAAGTCGGCCTACTACCGTGCGTTCATCAAGTTCGGCAACTACTGCGTGAATGCGAGGGTGGTGGCACCCACACGTTTCTCGGAGTGGCTGTTGAAACACAACAAACGCATAGACTACTGGGGCAGTGACAAGTTGTATGAGGAGTTCCTTAGGGAATATGTCTACAGGGAGAACGCCACGGACGCACTCACACGTGCATTGGAAACATCCATGGACTGGGCAGAGGACACTGACAATCCCACTGAACATTTCCTGCGTTATGGCAACTCCAACAAGTTGTGCCATTACGTGACCACGGGCAAGGTCACCGGATGGACCATATTCAACTGTGCCAGTGGACACGAGTGGTTGGAGAACCTGAATCCGGAACAGTTGGGCATAGTCTATGACTTTCTGGACCCGGACAAGTGGTCACGCAAGATACGGGACTATCCCGGAGACACGGCATACATGAAAGAGATGTTGGAGAAGGCAGGATGGTGAAATATTCCACGGATGTCGACATAGACTTCGCAGACAGAGAACACATACTCAAACTGGTGAGGCACACGCCGGCCATGCAGATCAATGACGGACGGGTGCGTAGGCACAATTCAGGCGTGTACGTCACGGACATACCCTACAATCCATTGACGGCCACGGCCAGCATAGATTACCAGGAGGCAGAGGACAGGGGTTACTTCAAGATCGATTTCCTCAACGTCAACGTCTACAAGTTGATCAGGGACCAGCAACACTATGATGATCTGATGTCCGGGCCCACGCCCTGGCACAGGTTGAAGGACAGGTCATTCTTTGAGAGGGTGATACACATAGGCAATCACTATGACCTGGTCAGGACCCTGGAGATAGACAGCATACCCAGGATGGCCATGTTCCTGGCACTGATACGTCCGGCCAAGCGACATCTGGTGGGCAAGACATGGACGGAGATCAGCAGGGACATATGGACACAGCACCAGGATGAATACGCATTCAAGAAATCGCATGCCGTGAGCTATGCGGTATTGGCAACACTACACATGAAGTTACTGGATGAAGATTTGGATACACAGGGACAGTAGGCTCAGGCGCCTGCTACACCTCAACGCACGCACATACTCGACACTGCAGGAGCTCGAGCAGTTGCCCGATGACACCCTGCAGATCATTCCCCTGAGGTATGACGAGACCACTTTCCTGGAACACATCAAGCGGAGCCAGGCCAGGGTGGTGCTGGAGAACATCTTCGAGGGATCCAACACATTCGTACGCATGCTGGAGGTATCCGGACTGCTCAAGGACACGCTCAACGGACGCTATGCCACCATCAGCACGGGAGAGATGCCCGAGAGCATCAACAACTGCAACATACAGTACATGATGTACCTCACCGGCAGGAAGAACGAGAGCGAAAGACACATACTGAACATCTACAGCCAGAGGCTGGAACAACGGCACAGGCCATACACCTTCCTGTACCTCAACAACCGTGTCAGGGAACACCGGGCGGCACTGCTGAACGAGATGGAGAGGATGCAACTGTTGGATGGCGCACTGTGGAGCCACATACCCACCGGCAAGACCCTGCCCGAGGAATACGAACAGGACAGGGACATCAGCCACCGCACACTGGTGGACTGGGATCAGTGGGAGGCCGGGCTCATGGTGGAGAGGCAGTACTATGACACCTACTTCTCGGTACAGGCCGAAAGCACGGTGAAGTTGCGTTACAGCATGTTCAGTGAGAAGACCTGGAAACCCATACTGGGAGAACATCCATTCATCACCCTGAGCGGAGTCAACCATTACCACAATCTCAGGCGCATGGGATTCCAGACATTTGACCATGTGTTTGGCAGTGAATGGCAGGAGATGGAACCATGGCAGGTCAGGATGCAGGAGATGGTGAGCAGGATAGTGCGTGTGGTAGGTCCCAACCTGCATGACATCATGCATGACCAGGAGACACGCAAACAGGCACAGCACAACCTACAACAGTTCTGGAGATGGTATGACAACTATGAGATTGGTATCAACGACAGCCTGTCGAAGTTCCTGGAGGAACTGGTGTCCTAGTCCACTTTCTTGACCAGGGTTATGGATCTCTTCTTGGTGCGTTTCTTGGCCAGGTCGCCCAGGCTCACTATTGGCCCCAGCAGTATCTCGAGGTCCTTGTTGACGAAGGTCTGTAGGTAAGGACGGAACACTGCCCACTCCTCACGCAGGAATATGTTTATGGGTATGCCACGATTTGATTCCCACCACCAAACTTCGGCCAATTCCAGGAATCGGCTCTTGAGGTCCTGGTCCACGATCCTTCCAAAGTCATACATGGTGGTCACGTTGTGATCTCGATTCTGCACTATGCCCACGTACTCGGCTCCTGAATAGTGTACCACAGTGATGAACGGGTACTTTTCATTCAGTTCTTTGAAAAAATCACTTGTCATCAAT